GCTTGCTCCTACCAGGACCAGGATCCTTTTCAGTTACAGCAGTTTTTAATTTAGAACCTGGATTCTCACGACGATAAGCATCAACTGCTTTTTGACTCATACCATGAGTCTTATCTTTTTTATTGACTGCTTGCCAGTCTTCGCCAAGATCCTCTCTCCAATTTGAGAAATTTTCTTTTGCAGTTTTAGTTCTTGTTGTACTAAAAAGTCTCTTATTGTTTACACCAGGAATAAATTCTCCAAGTTCACCTTTTGCTTTATCATTGTGATCGGTATCACCATCAGCATCAGTGTCAATTCTTTTAACTGCTTTAGCAACTAAACTCTTTAAATTTCCAGAAGGAATTTCATAGGATGAAAGACTCTTTTTAGGTACTTCTCTTGAACTATCCACATTGTAGATTTTTTTACTTTTAATATTTGAAGCATATTCACCAGATTCACCTTTTGCCTTATCATAAACATCAATATCGGCATCAGCATCAGTGTCAACTCTTTTACTTGCTTTAGCAACTATTTTTTTAAAATTTTTAGATGGAACTTCGTGAGGAGTGTGTGCCTGACCATGAATTTCGTTTATTTCTTCACCCTCTTTTACACAATTGGGAACCACTTTGTCTCCCTTTTTCTTCATACCAACTTGTTTGTAACCAACCCAACATTTCTCATCGATAGGTTGACCACCTTTGATTGGTTCTGGTTCAATAAGATTTACTGTTTCAATTTCAAGTGCCTTAAAGTCATCTCTCCAGTTTGAGAAATCATAAGATTCTGACTTATTGCCCCAGTTAGCAGCGCCAACCTTGCGACACTTTACAAGTGCTCCAGAAGCATATGCACTTGGCCAAACGCTATAACGTGACTTTACTTTATTGTAGCAAGCATCTTTCTTTCCACTACCCTTACCTGGTTTGTCCTTTGCTTCATTAACTTCAATTTCTTCCTTTCTCACCTTTCTATCAGTTTTTACCATTGTTGGTTTAGAAGCACCTGATTTTTCTTGCTGACCTGGATCCTCTCTTCTCTTAGCAGCAGCGGCAGCAAGTCTTTCTTTCTTAGACATGCTTGCTCTCTTTGCAGAAGAGACACACTTGGGTATACCCTCACCAGGTTTATCACTTGCACAGGAATCGCCTGTTACAACGTTGACCCAACCTTTCTTACCATCTTTTGATTTGGATTTACCAAACCAATCACGGAGACCTTCTTCTTTGACAGTTTCCTCATTAGTTACATAGTCTGCTGCAGTATCAATATAATCTGCTGCTTTGGTAATTTTGGACTGCACCCATGCTTGCAGATTACCCTCACCTTTTTTACCCATCTTCTTCTGAAGACGTTTTGCAGCGTTCTGAATAGTTTTTACTTCAGAACGAGCCATTGAATATTCATGATCTTTCTTTTCTTCGTTCATTTTTTTCTTACGTCCTTGACAATGGGCACGTTGACTAAATCCCTTTGGATCATCACAATTAATGGATTCTTTATACTTTTTACTCCAACTCTCGGAAACTCCACCACCATTACCGTTTCCATTCCCATTGCCATTGCCTTCTAGAGGTTTATCAATACCAACCTCTTCGGGTTCTTTTCCATTACCAAAATATTTTGAGGTAACTCTCAGACCCTTAGAAATGGGTTTACACTTTTTGTCGGTGTAACAATAATAGTAACCTGCTTTACACTTGGACATTTCTACTTTTTATCCGTATTATTATTTAGAAAACCTTGTTTGAGTAGTTTTTGAAGTTCACTTGTTGAACCAACAAATACCGCATTATTGGTGACATTATTTGTTGTTTTAACAGTTTCATCTTCAACATCTTTAAGTTTTTTCTGCAAATCAATTAATTTATCCGTCGTGTCTGCAACACTTTTGATTAACTGACCAGCAACTTCATATGCTCTTGGACTTCCACCCTCACCAGCAAGTTCCATGATTCCATTGATAGCTTCCTGACCTTTTTCAATTAACGAGTAAAGATTTGCACGGGTATACTCATAGTCTTTTTCAATGTCAGGACCTTTTGGTTTTGCATGTGCTATCTCAGCAGAAACCTTTTCAGGTTTTACAATGCTACTCTCTACATTAAGAGCATTGTCGATGGAATCATAATTATCGGACATAATCTATCAAACATCCTGTTGTTGTGTGGGACTATAAGACTTGGAATCTGTGAAGAATTCCCAGTTCTCACTAAATCCAAAATCATCTCCAGCAGCAGGGTCCGCGTTGATTGGATCTGGTGTAGCAGTGTATCTCATCTCACGCTTTGCAGTTGCTGTATTTGTGTCACTGTAAATATCTGCCTGAACCTTACGAATAAGTCCATCAGTTGTATCAGAGACTGGACCAAAGAGATACGTTTTTGCAGTAAATCTTAAAGTATATATGAGTGCTCTTCTAGTGTTGAAATCACCTTCATAATCATCTTGAAAATCTACACTATCTAAGATAATTGGTATGTCTCTTTTTTCTCCTATAGAATCAATCAAGTCAACTGTCAGGTTAAATGATGGTTGAAAAAATGGTAAAATTTGTTCTACTATTTGCAAAGCATCATCATTCAATTTACTAAAAATATTAAGTTCAAATCCAATATTATATGGAACAGGCATGTATACCTTTTTCAAGTTAGTTCCATCAGATGCTTTAAATGTTTGAGTTATACCAGCTTTTCTTGTCGGATCATATTGTATGGAAACCATTTCAAAAGACATTCTTGGCAATGTGATGGCAATAGATTTATTTAATTCTGCTTGTTCTTGAATTTTTGTCAAGAACTTTTGCATTGGTCCATATGAAATACCAACTTTTGTTTCATCCAAAACCGTACCATTGTCTTTGGAATGCCTAATGTAAATATTATTAAACAGTGTTCCAAAAGAAATAATTGTTTTTCTTAAAATTTCGTGATAAAAATAAGTCCCTAACATTAATAACCTCCGAATGGATTAGACTCTGTAAAGTCTAAAATATTATCTGCTTCAGATTCAATTTCCTCATTAACATCATATGGATTATCATAACTTTCACGATCATAGGATTCAATGACATATGTGGCAGATGATGCCGCACCAACTACCGTTTCACCAACACTAAAGTTACCAGTATTTAGTGAGACTTGTAAATCTACTGGCGGCAATCCAACATTAAGATCAGTTCTTCTCTTAAAGTTTCTAACTCTTGCAGTAATACCTGATGTTTGTCCTGTAATTTCTTCGTTGTAATAGAAAGTTCCTACTCCAGATACTGGCGAAGAAATTGTCACGGTTGGGATTGTTGTGTAACCAGATCCAGCATTTGTAATTTGCAGTGCGCTCAACTGACCATTGGAAATAACTGATTTTACTGTTGCTGTCTGACCAACTGAAGGACCTGATACTGTTATTGTTGGAGCGGTTCCAAAATATCCTCTTCCATTTTCTGTTAGTGAAAGCGATAATATACCTCCAGAAACAACTACAGCAGTTGCAGCAGCACCAGATCCACCACCACCACTGATTGTTACTGTAGGTGGATTTGTTGATGTATATCCAAGTCCAGCGTTTGTAAGTCTTATTTCCTTTATTGATGTTACATTTCCAACAGAAGTTGTTATTGCAACGGCAGTAGCGGTTATTCCTGATGTAGGTGCGGAAATAGAAACCGTGGGAGTGCTAGTATAACCAGACCCATCATCTGTCAATACAATACTTCCTAAAGATGCTCCGATAGTTGAAACTCCACTTACAGTTGCTGTTGCAGTAATACCAGTTCCAACCAGTCTTAGAGTGGTGATATAACCTTCATCTTCAACTGTATTATCAACCTCCTCAATAGCAGTATCAATAAGTTCATTTTCATATTCATAAAGTTCACAATTTAATTCATAAACATAGTTTTTTCCAAGTTGATAGAAAGGTTTTTCTGACTCTACTCTTTTTATTTCGAACAACCTTTCTCCAAGTGGAAAATAGATCAAATCCCCCTCTTTAGGTCTTGTAATCAAATCTGCAAAGTCATATTCCTGAATTAAACCTTCTCTAATACCTGAAGAAATACCCTCCAAAAATGGTGCGATAAATTCTTCATATCTTTCTCTGGATACTGTCAAACTAACTTCGTTCTGCAATTTAAGACCAAATTTGGTCATCAAATCACTTCCAGGAGCATATCCATCATAATTATTCATGTACATTTCAATAAGAAACACATCATCAAATTTTGATGACTGTATTTCTCTGATAATATCATCAGTTTTGAATATTTTTCTTGGCAAATAATAAACTTCAATACCATAAATTCTCAATTGCTCATTGATTAAATCTTGGATGAGAAATTGTTCGTTTGTTGATCCTTGAAGAAAGAATGGATTTAAAGTCATGATTATCCAATTAAGTCCATAGGTGGTAATTCATATTCTAATGCCATTCTTTGCTTTATCTCTTCAAGATCCCTCATTGCGTCATCATATAATTGTCTTCCGTTTAACTCAGTTCCTCCAGGAAGTTTAACGCCCTGAAACTTGATGAGATTTTGTCCCCACTGTCTCTTGATTAAAGCAGTTAGATATTGTTTGACAAAACTATCATTATATATTTGAGAAAAAGATGCTGGATCTAAAGCTCTATAGCACTCAATTACTATAAATTCATTTGCTGCTTGAGATGACCAGTCAATATCAAGATAAAGTCTATCTTGTCTCTTATTAAATCTGACTTGTTTGTCTGTGGTTAACAAAAAGTCAATATCCTCCAAATAGGATTTGACCATAGCATACTGCAGAAGTTCTACAGAATTAAAATAATATAAGTCATTCAAAAATAGTTGATATTTTATACTGAACATTCCGCCAGAAATGGAACTGGTATCAAATTTAAATATTTTTTCAATACCAATTACAGAATCTGGGACTTGTATATAATTTGAATTTTCATAGAAACTAAAAGTAGTTGCAGATCCAACAATAGTTGATGTTCCAGTTGTTGTTACTATTCCAACACCACTTGTACCACCTGCTCTTCCTCTATTAACATCATCTTGAGTAATTTTATATTTCAAATACATCTTTTCAACACCATCATAATGACGCTCATTAAAATACTGAATAGCATCATCAACTAAATCATCAATCTGCTCATCATCAACGTTTATTTCTAATACTGGAGCACCAAGTCTCCTTAAACAATAATCAATAAGTTGCTGCCTAGTGCTTGGTTTTGACATCAGAATGCCCCTCCATCAATTGTATCTGTCCATACTGGAATTCCACTTGCGTTGGTTGTTAAAACATAATTAGTGGTACTTATTCCAGACTCTGTACTCGCTGCTCCAATAAGTTTTCCAGTATCATCAAAATATGCAATTCCATTTGGACCATCAAAATCGCCAACCTCATAGAACAATCCATCGGTTACCGTTGCAAATCCGGTAATAGATACATTACCAGTGGTAAATTGATTGCCTTCAAAAGTTGATATTCCCGAAACAAATAAACTGGTAGAAGTTACAAGTCCAGAAAATCTGGCATTTCTCCACCTTTGTGTTGTAATACCAAGATCATAAGTGGCATCATCATTGGGATTTAAGTCTGATATGAATTCACCACCAACATTAATATCATCACCTACAGAATCACCAAGATTAATTGTTCCACCTCTAAATGTGGCAACACCTATAAACTCAGAAAATCCACCAACATGT